TTCATAAGTCACCTCATGTTTTCTAAGTCTTTCTTCTTTTAATTGTCCTATGTGTTTAACAACAAGTGGTGATAGTTTTGGGTTACAAAGTTCTGATCCTTCTTGTCTTGCACGTTTAGGTGAATACCCAGCAGCTAACGCTGCCTCTGTTTGTGTCATTGGTCCATCAGGTCCGCCAAATACTAAAAACTCAGCGAATCTCATTTGCATTTCTGTTAATCTTTTTGGTAATCCCATGATTGACAATTTAAGGTAACTATCCTATAAAGTCAATAATGTTTGTTAAACATCTACAGGAATACTTAGACAAATTTACTGATGGCAAAAAAGGTAATGCAGTTTCTAATGCTACTATCTATATGCAAGTCGGTGGACATTTAGAAGAGATTAGAAGAATTGAAGTTCAAGAGTCAAATATTATTGGACAACAGTCTGTTCGTGTAGTATTAAAACCAGCAGATAGCAAAGTAATTATCGCTCCCAATAACCCGGAATAGAAAGCCCTAGTTACCTTGAAACCAGAGCGAAAATTATATGCAAAAATTAAAAAATCTATACCACAAATATCCTGGATTAGGCTTGAAAATAATAGCTTACTTGGTACTCCCGATCTATTGGGTTGCACTGTTAACGGCCACTTTTTTACATTAGAACTTAAAGTTACGAAGGGTAACAAGGTACGTCTAAGTCCACATCAAATTAGCTTCCATGTGAAGCATCCACACAATACTTTTATCTTGGTCCAGCACCTTGGTTCGGGTGCCGTGAAACTTTTTCGTGGTGATCAAATCTTGGCGCTTGAAGCTTGTGGCTTGGAGCTTGAAGCTTGCTGCTTGGGGCTTGAAGCTTGTGGCCTGCTGTTCGAGTCGCTTGGCGCTTGAGGCTTGTCGCTTGCAGCTTGGGGCTTGTGGCCCGGACCAGAACGAACGCCACATACTGACTCCGTCGAGTCTTCTAGGCTAATTGTCTGGTCCGATTTATTACGCTTGCGTAATTCTTTATAATATTTTGGATGTCTAAACATTTTAGTGTTTACCGTATTTAATAGTTTTTACCATGGGATCCCAGCATTGTCGACAGTCTCTGCATTCATTGTCTTGTTGAGCTGCGGGACAGCTGGCCCCTGATGTCACCACTTCAGAAGAGTTAGGCCACGAAGCAGGCGCCGCCTGGTTTACCATCGGCGCGCTAAATCGTATGACTAAATTGTCTGGCTTGTCCTCCAGGTGGTCCTTTATCCATGCTTCACGAGTCGGTAACCAGTGACGCTTTAAAGGTGTTAACCTGCAGACTTCATAAATTTTGTTTAAGTGATCTAGATCTTGAACGTCGCCGCTGTCATGCCATCTAAATACATCTGGCTTTTTACTGTTGATCAAGTGAGTCATGGCCTGAACCCATTGCGGGTCCTGCAACGCTGCCAGCCTTCGATACTGTGCATCCTGAACAACCTTAAACACGTAGCAGCCCTTCAGAGCGTAGCAGTCAAAGCATACGCTGCCCGGGACCTTCTGAAGCTTGCCGCCAGTCTTGCATTCTTTGGCAGGTAAACCTATGGACCATCCAGGCATCTTTGAGGGCTTGCTCAGGCTGCCGCCTATAATCTGTAATGCTGTTTTAGTATCCATCTTTCTAAATCCTTTATAATCCTTTATTCTTTATTGTCAAGCTTGAAGCTTGCGGCTTGTTGCTTGTAACGACCAGCCAACGCCAGAGTCTCTGTGTACAGCGGCGGCGGCGCATTGACTGATCCCAGGTCAGTGAGATCCTACGTTCCGGACAACTCCCAATTGGTTTAGGGTTGTTTCACTGACCAGGGATCAGGCCGGACCTATGATGCTCATCAAAATAACCCAGCTTTAATCCTACTTGCTTTTGTAGGTGCAAGTCCCCAGAATATTTATAGTTTTGTTTCAGCGATAAATATTCAAATGAGGCTGAACGTCATATATAATCCTTGACAATCCTTTTGTCAAGTGCTAAAAACAAATCATGCAAAATAAAAAACAGAAAGGCACAAATGACTAGAATAAGACTAAATCAAGAGTATCGTAATAAGATTGCAAATCGTATGCGAGTACACCTTGAACAAGAGGACACGCAAGAAAAACAAAAGTATGATGAACTGAAAGCAAATCAGATTGACTTAAATGACAATGCGTGGAAAACTGCTGAGCAAATAGTAAGACGACATTATACCGAAGATGATGTTGAGAAAGCATACTATCTTCAAAATAAATTTGAGAATGTTTCTACTATTGCAAAAGATAGTTGTTTTCATTTTCATTATATGGGTACAAAAGAAGAAAGAGATTATGACAATAATCTTAAAATTGTTCCGGCAACCATTGAGAAACATTTTGATTTTAGATTAAATGGTTCAATAGATACTGATACTAATGATAGTCATTATACAGGAACCAATAATGAATATGGTTATGCTTTATTTCGTGATGAACTAAAAGCACAGGAAGATTGCAACCCAGATATTTTGATTGAACAAGAGGGCAAAGATAACAACCCACATAAAACAAAATATGTTGACAACAATAATACTTATCTTGGAAATGATGACAAAGGTTATGGCAAAGAGTGGAATGAGAAATATCAGTTAGATTTAATTGGTAGAGATTATTGTAGAGATAGGTCTATTGCTTGTTCTGAACAAGAGTTTAAGTTTTTAATTTCTTGGAAACAGGCAAAAGGTCAATTTGTTGTTGCTCATCAAAAATGGATTAAATCTATTTTAGATCAGATGAAAGAAATTAAACTTGGTCTTAAAGGTTATAAATATTTAGACGAGGCTTTGGAACTTTGTACAGAACTTGGTTTAAATATTACTGACGCAGAAATAATTAGAACTAATAGCACAGGGCTAGTTATTTATAATCCTAAAAATCTTGCTGAAAGAATTAAGGGCATGAAGAACAAAAATCAGTCAAGAGCAGATAAGATAAAAGCGAGGTTATTATACGAAAAAAATAATGCAGAAAGTGTAAATTAACAGTTGACACCCTATCCTATTTAATATAGGATAGGGATAGAAAGAGAGAAACAAATATGACTAAAACATTTTACATAACTTATTGGGCTTCTAAACATAAGAAGCACATAACAAGAAAAGGCAAACATGACGAGAAAAGCAGATATGGTACATCTAAAAAAGGTGTTCCTTATTATGTTTACTATGACTTAGATAGTCATGGATATAGAACAGCAACAACAAGTTGGAAAGTGAGGCACTAATGACAGGCGAACTAATAGCAAGAATATTAATGGTACTAACAGGCTTTGCATTGGCAATGTTAGGAGTAATTGTTTTTATACATGGCGAACATTACGAGATAGGAATATTAATTACCTTTGCCGGTTTTTGTGCAGTCTTTGGGGGTATTCCATATTATGAGTAATTTTAATTGGTGCCATGGTCCAAACTGCCATAAGAAACAAATACAATCAAGGGTGCGAGGCAGCAAAGGAAATAAAGTATTAAGAACAATGAAAGTAAAATACCGAGAGCCAAATGATAATTATTGGTTTCAACATTGGTGGAATTACTTTTGTAATCAATCTTGTTTAATGGAGTTTGTTAATCATAATATACAAGGTATGATTGCACTAGCGCCAAGACGTGAGCCCCTTGAAACACCAATCAAGGATCCTGTAAAAGCTGAGGAAAGTTGGCGAGGTTGGAACATTGAAAAGAAAGGGGTTGACAATAACTCTAACATAGGATAATATAGGATATGACTAATACAGAAAGAACAATAGAAACAACTAATCCTTTTTCTGGACAATCAGAGATGTTAACACCAGAGGAGTATAAGTTATACATCATGATTAAACAGGCAGAGTTAGACGAGGACTATAAGACTATGCAAAAAGGTTTATCTAAATTTAGTAGAATGAATGCTAAAGCATACATGACCCTACTAGATTAACTCTCTACCCCTGGCCCTACGGGCCAGGGGTCCCGAACCAAATCCAAACATCATAAATAACTTAGACCCTATTACCCCTTTTACATAAAAGGGGTCCCACTACTCTAGGTTGTATTGCTTGATTTAGACAGTTATAGCTGGTAAAAACATATTGAACACTTTAAACATAGTGCAAAAAATTTTTTAAAAAATTTTTATGGAATTGAATAATATAGATATAAGTAAACTACCTGCAGATGTACGGAGAAAATTTAAACAGCTGCAAGTTATGCACGCTGAAAAAAAGATACAAAATAAAGCTAAGGATGACTTTCTTTCTTTTGTAAAATGTATGTGGCCCGATTTTATAGAGGGGTCCCACCACAGGCACATTGCAGATAAATTTAATAAATTAGCATCAGGTGAAATAAATCGTCTGATAGTTAACATGCCCCCAAGACACACTAAGTCGGAGTTTGCCTCATACTTACTTCCGGCTTGGATGGTGGGCCGTGAGCCAAGGTTAAAGATTATTCAAGCAACGCACACGGGTGAACTCGCAGTAAGGTTTGGTCGTAAAGCTAAGAACTTAATTGATAGTGAAGACTACGGAAAAATTTTTAAAACAAGATTACAAGAAGATAGTAAAGCCGCTGGTAGGTGGGAAACAGCACAAGGCGGAGAATACTTTGCAGCTGGAGTGGGCGGTGCCATCACTGGTCGGGGTGCTGATTTACTAATTATTGATGACCCACATTCCGAGCAAGATGCCTTAAGTCCCACGGCTCTTGAATCAGCTTATGAGTGGTACACTTCAGGACCACGTCAGCGTTTACAACCAGGTGGTAAAATTGTGCTTGTTATGACACGATGGTCTAACAAGGATCTTACAGGTAAACTAATACAAAATCAAAAAGAAGCTAAAGCTGATCAATGGCACGTGGTCGAGTTTCCAGCAATCTTG